TCTATGTCTACAGGCGGTGCTGCGATGAAGGCTAGTATAAAACAAGTTGTTGCTGCTAGTAAGCAAGGTATCATTAACACACCAAACCAACCTACATATAGGCGGTTCTCTGTGCTTGTTACCCACTGGCAAAATCTTTCCCAGTTGCTAGCTTGGCTCTCTCTTGTTACTGAGATAGCTGCCATTAGAATATACCGGGTATGATTTGTCCTGTTGTTGCGTAGGCTCCTACAGCTGCTACGAAGCCGAGCATTGCTGCCCAACCATTAAATCTTTCTGCTTCTTTGTTCATGAATTTTTGGTGTGGTAATAATTGAATAGGGGGTTCGTTTGGGTAGATGTTTTCTCTACCATCTGTATCGGTAGTAATCATTTATTTTTTCTTAGTTTTTCTCTTGTAAGGTTTTGCTGTTTTCGCTGACTTTCTAAAAGCAGCGGCGGTGGGAGAGCCCTTAGAACCCACCTTACGCATCTTCTCGCCAGAGCCTGCCTTGATACGCTTTCTCTTGGCGTGAATGTTTGCATACAAGCCACGCTTTGCCATTAAACTTTGCCTTTTTTATTCTTCTTGTTGTAGTATAATAGCACGTCTCTTTTATCTTTGGTGCTATGAGGTCCGGGTCCACTAAGTCTTTTGTTAGCGTCTCGGATATTCTTTGGAGTACCGAAGAAGTCTGCACTGGCTACTTTCTTATCTTTTTTCTTTTTGCCTGCTGCATCTTCTGTGTTGTACTCGTCAAAGGGATTCATATTTGCCATGTTAGCATTTCCATTTGCGAAGGGCAAGAGCCTTTCTTGTAGGCTTGCCGTTTGGTTTTTTCATCGGTCCTTTTACACCAGACATTCTAGCACAGAATGATCTTTTACGTGGACCTCCTCCGGGCTGTGGAGCCTTGAGGTTAGAGCCGGTAGCTTTATTATACTTTCTTCTACCGGCTGCTGTCAATCCTCCTGAGCGAGACTTATGCTTGCCCATTTTGAGACTGACATTCTTTTTCTTTACAGCCATTAGGCAGTACCTATTTTTAGTTTGTTTCTTTTTTTAACAAGAGGTACAGGTAGCCCATGAATATCAGGGTTGTACTCTTCCTTGCCAAAAAACTTTCCACCTCTCTGTTGGTAGGCATTACCTTGACCATCTAAATAGTAACCTAGTTCAGTTACGTAGTTCATAATAGATGAGTCAGGGCTAGTTAGGTTTGCAATTTTAAGTTTGTCTTTTTTCATACTCCAAAGTTCCACTGTTTTAATAGTCTTATCTTACGGAGTTCTCTTTCAAGTGGGTTCCGAATCTGCATAATCTGAGCTGCACCTTTTGCAAACTCTTCTTCTGTCATATCTCCTGAGCCACTAGCTCTAGGAAACCCTGCTATCATGAGACCGCTTCTTGAAGAAGGCATGTAGGCATTACGTACTTTTGCACGTTGTTCTTTCAAAACTTTAGGGTCAGAGAATCTCTGTATCTGAGCATCCTCTCCCTCTTTCTTCTTCTTCTTGCCCATATTATATAGGCTACCTACAACTCCACCCATACCAGATGTACCTGTTACATCAGCAAGTAGTCCTTTAGTAGAGCCGCCTATACCTAGCATAGACATTAAGGAGGGGAACATTACCCCTTCCTTTTTCTTTTCTTTAGCCATTAGACTTCGTTGACATCGTTGTTAGTCCTCTTCTTCATCCTAGCTAACCTTATCTCACGAGGAGGTGCAGGCACATAAGGACCAGAAGGCTTGGGTTTGTATGGTTGGTAAGGTGAACCACCTTCACCGGGTGTTTCTTTCTTCTTAGCCATTACTTTTTCTTTTTATTTTTCATGATTGCAGCCGCAACTTTTGGTCGTTTTTTTGCGAGTGCGGCTAGTCCCTTTGACACCTTCTTTTTAGGTGCAGACTTCTTCTTGGCTCCGTAGTGTCCGGGCATAATTAAAACTCCAAATCTGATCTGTCTAGTTTTTCGATAATGTCTTGCCTGTAGGCAGGGTCGTTATCATACCTTCTGTCATTCATAGCTGCTACGAGCTCTGCTTGACTTCTGAATACATCTCTGTTATTCTGTGGTGCTTTACCTTGTATCATCTGTCCGTCGTATCCTACTGCGTTTAAGTACTGGGTTCTGAGTCCACTTACTGCAAACTTGATAGCATCAATGCTACCAGTATTGATAATGTGGTCAAAGGCTGTGATAGATTTTTCATCTAGATTCTGACTTGCCCACTTTACCATGTCTGAGTACTGTTGATCTCCACCGGCAGAGTTCTTGACTTCATTGATCTGTGATTCTGTTACATCAGACGGTAATTCTGTAGGTGTAGCTGACCATTCTCCTGTGTTTGTTACTTCTAGATAAGCATTAACTAAGTCCTCACTGGACATACCGTTAAACTTTTGTAAAGTTTCTGGTGATAGTTTGTTACCATTCTTAAAGTACTCTTCAGATGCTTCAGTTATAAGAGAAGCATTATCAGATAAGGATGTCTTACCTTCTGCTGTCTCTTCTTCGACCTGAGTAGATTCAGTATCTTCTTCTTGTTGACTACCTAGTTTAGATTCTAATTCTTTGTAGGCTTTCTCAAGGTCTTCTGTTGATTTATATTTACCTGCTAGTAAAGTTTCCTGTTCTGCTTGTAGCTTCTCACCGACAGCCAGAGAGTCTTGCTCTTCTGGCGTTAGGTTATCGGTGACAGTTTCAGTAGGAACTGTTGTATCTACGGTAAATGTTTTGTCTTCTGCTGTTGCCATTACTGTTGTGGTGGTTGTTCATTAGGGTCGCCTTGAGCTTCTGCGAACTGACCTATCATTTCCTGAGTAACTGCTGACGCTTGATTTGCTAGCTCAGGATTTTTAGATGGGTCCATCAGTGGAGTGCCTGCAATTTGACCTGTTTGTTTAACGAGCTCCTGTTGTGCTTGTTGTTGCATCATCATTTGCTTCTCTTGCTCCATCTGTGCGGGAGTCTTGACTAGGTTAAGAACATCTATACCCTGTGCTGCTGCAAGTCTAGCGACTGCTTCAGTTGGATTGATTAGTTTCATCAAAGCTTCTGGTCCTATAGTCTGTGCTATGGTAGCTAAGAATCTAGTGAGAGCTTCGTTGTCTTGTCCTCTACCTAATGAATTTATACCGGCTACGATCTTAGGTCTTACCGTATCTTTCGGTAGCTTAGGTATTTGATTACTACGCTGTAGTATAAGCATAGTTCTGTTGAGATAAGGTACTAGGAACTCTACTGTTAACAAGCTAAATAATCCGCCGAGGGATTGCTCTAGCTCTAGCTGTGTAAGTCTTACCTCTTCAGCTGTAACACGTTCTGCCTGCCTGACATTCATAACCAAGAAGGCTTCTAGTATTCTTTTCTCTATTGACTGCGACATCTGTGCAGCTGTTGAGAAGTCTGCCGTCTTACCGACTTGGACTACTCCTACGTCTTCGGGTCTACCTTGTATGATAGCACCATTACCGGCTTTGGATAAGGTCTGTGGTTTAGTAGTAGCTGATGGAGATACAAGAAAGATAACTTTACTTGATACACTCGCACCTTCTACAAGAGCCTGAGCTAATCCATTGAGACTACGTAAGTCTCCAATAAATTCTTCTACTCTACCTCTTCCGTAGTCCTCTCCGTCTACCGTATTGAATCGAAGAACTAACCATGGAGAAGCGTTCTTGGGAGCTGTGCTTTGTGTGCCGGGTAGTACCATATCGTCTACCTCTTGATGCCACTTCCAACGTCCACTGCCTTCATCCATCTTAACGCAAGTATACACTTCAGCGTCGTCTTCATACGGACCTTGATCGTTATGGTTAGGTCCCTCTGGGGGTTGTATGCCCAGTAGTTTTCGACTAATTAATTCCTTAGTCACGATCTCGATAACATTACCGTTACCGTCTCTGTTCACTACGTATCTTTGTAGTGGATAGTGTTTCAAACCATCCTTACCCATAAAGATAAGTGCATTGCCAGATACGATTAGATGTTTTAGTGCTTGATGTACAACTACTCTATCATTAGATGCAGCTATGTAATCCATTATCAATCTCTCTATCTTGGAGAAAGATAAGTCTAACTCGGTACGCATGTTAGGGTCGAGAGTCTCGCCAAGCTTGTCATCCCTGACTTGCAACTTAAAGAAACTGGTTTGCGGTGGTAGTATAGCTAGCATTAGTTTTGCAGCTAGCGTGACAACTGCTTTAGCTCCAACGGAGTGCCAAGGCTGAGTCAAAGACCTCTTGCCTTTATAGTTGTCATCTTTGGTTACAAGATAAGGTAAGGTAAGTTCCGAGCACTCAACTGCCATGTCCAGAAACTGAGTTCTGTTTGTCTGTAGTTGGTTGTATCTTTCCTTAGCCTTATACATTATGGAGTACCTGTATTAACACCACCAGTTCCAGAACCCATGCCTGTACCAGTATTTATGTTGATTTTAAGAGCATCAGTACCTGTTTTCTTGGCAGCACCCTTAGTTTTTGTTGTGGCTGTAGTGCCATACTCTACTCCGGCTGTCTCCTCTGGGTCAATCAACTCTTTCTTGCTAGGCAATCTAGATTGATTAACTACATCAGGCTGCCTTGGTTGTATAGGAGCCGGTGTAGGCATCGGAGCCGGAGATGGATTTCTAAATAGACACATTGTCTTCTTCTAAAATTGATTTTACATATTGTACCACTTCCTGTTGTCCAGAGCGATACATAATGGAGGCTAAATCCTCCTTGGGGTGGACAGGATACCAAGCGAACTTGGATTCCAAATCCTCAACCAATGTCTTTAACTTTTCAGATTGAAAACTAAGCGTATTGAGGGAGGTTTGTATTTGCATGTTCAAAAAATGCGGGCATACGAGCTGCTTTGGTGTCAGAAAACTGTGGGGCTTTACCCTGATACATTAACTGATCGCTCGCATCCGCCCAAAATTTTTTCGACAAATATTTATCAGTATTGTTTTCTGCTAGAGGTTGTAGTACCCATTGTATAGTTGCCTTCCGAAGCTTATCCAAAGAAGAGCTAGGAACAAGCCCCAACTCAGCACATACGAGACTATTTGTCGCAACGTGTATTTGTTCATCTCTGGATATATCAGCTGATACTGTTCTGAGAGCAGCGTCACCAAGAAAGCGAAACATAGG